TTGTAAAAGTTCTTGGTGTAGGCTGGAGTGTCACTGGCTCCTTGCGCTGTTTTTATCGGCCGGCGCTTTGACCATATACTTCGTTAAAAGCTTTTCAGTGTTTTTTACCTACGAGTGCCGGGCAAGCCGAACTTAATCGATACAATTCCCGACACTATAGATAAGGTATCGGTCGAACTCGTCGAATGCCTTGTGGCAATATGACCGATAGCAATCCTTATCTGTATTCAATATAGCACACTTTGTTCTGAAAGTCAATCACTTTTTATACTGCTGTCGAATATTTCCACAGTCTTTCAGCTTCTTGTTCTGTACATAGTTCGACGTCACTAGGACGCTCGCTGTTAATCTGCTCAACTCTACGAAACGCGATATAAATACCACCATTATCTGTACGATCCAGTGAGTAATAACTTGGATGCCTAGCATAGTATCCCTCATATTCTTTACTGCTTACCAATTTCTTCACCCAGTTAGTGACAACGAAACCCTCGTTATCGATCAGTGGCCCAGAAGTAAGCTCAGCTCCCGTACCAGCCATAAGTGACTTAATATCACTATCTTCTTTTTGAGTAGTAGGCTCTACGTTGTTAATGGAGCTATAGAGATAAGGGATGCCATTGATGACAAACCTATCTCCTCGCTCTTTCTCATCCTGGATAAGCTTTTCGTTAAGGAACTTTCCCTGTGCTTCAGAGATTATCAGTTCCTGTTCGTTAAAGTCTTTCCATTTAATCCGCCACTTGTAACTCATAATACGGCTTCGATCGATTCTTTAAAGGTGTCATCAGTAGATAACCAATTCGACACAACAATTATAAGTAGAAAAATCGATGCTAAAATTAAAGCTGGGATAATAACAGGCAAACCAATTACCACTAATGTAATTTTTACTATCTTTTTAGTTACTGACGCCATCTAATCCTTCTCCTGCCAGCCCCGGACGACTTCAGTTAGGATGTCGGGGCCTTTATACGTACCGCTTGGATCTGTTGACTCCTGCTCAAGCATACTCGCAAACCAATAGCCCAGTCCGACTGGCATATTTGCACGACCCACTACGTGATTTTCATCTTTACGTTGCCAGACACCTTGTTCGTCCTTGTACCAGATAGAACCCTTAGGCAACCAGTCACTGATTTCATAATTCAATCTATAATATTTCACTTCGTTCCCTATCTCGTGCTATTTGCACGGCTTTATGTACTTCTGGTATTGTCATTGCGCCTTCACCAACTGCACTGGCTACCCGTTTGACCGAGTTAGCTCGTATATCACCCGATGCAAAGACACCTCGCATTGATGTTTCATGGTCAAATGGCTTGCGACCACAACTATTCTCAAACTCTTTCACTGCCGATCGTTTAAGATCTCGTCCAGTAAGTAAGAATCCATGATCGTCACGTTCTATGATACCTTCCATCCAGTTAGTGAGTGGAATAGCTCCGATAAGGATGAATATATTATCCATATCAAAGCCTTCTGTGTATATTTTATCCTTAATGTATACTTGTGTCAACCTATCACTACCAGCTACGTCAGTAATCTCACTATTATAGTGGATAGTTACGTTATCGGCTGCCTCTAGGCGTTCAATAAGGTAGTGACTCATCTTGTCTTCGATAGTATCACCACGAACAATCAGTCTCACTGTTGAATCCGGGTATTGTGATAGATGCATAGCAGCTTGACCGGCTGAGTTAGCTCCACCAACTACCGCAAAATGCTTACCTCGGTACTTAGTACTGACACTTGGTGATCCATAAGAGATACCGCGACCAAGATACTTAGCAACACTCGGTACATTTAGGCGACGATATTGTACGCCCATGGCAAGCACTACTGATCGAGTGTCAACATACATACCAGAATCATCTAAGACTCTAATACGGTCTTCTTCTCGTTCCAGTCCACATACTCGTGCCGGTGCCATGAACTCAACGTCAAATTTATATGTCTGGTCCAACATGCGCTGAGTTAAATCACGACCAGTTACACCATCGGGGAAGCCGGCATAGTTCTCAATCATGGTAGATGTTGAGGCTTGCCCACCAAAGTCAGTGTTCATATCCATTACTAGGGTTTTTAATCCCTCACTTGCAGCATTTACTGCAGCGGATAGACCTGCTGGCCCTGATCCGACAATCACAACATCATACATAACCGTTCACCCCTTTTGTTTTAAATTATTCTTCTACGCGGTCAAGTGGTTCGATAGATTGTAGACGTTCACTCACTTCAGCAAGGTCGTATACCAATCCATTAATCACAACAGTTTCAACTTCATCGCTTTCCTGTGCATCTTCATTGATGATACGGAATCCTTCAGAGCTTGTGATATCTTCTAAAGATGCTGTCCACTGATCAGTAACTTCACCAATATCATAAGCGAGTGTTACGACAGGTGCGACCTCCACCTTGACGACACGAGCACTAACTTCTATCGGGTAGTCCTTGCCAATAGAATAGTTGATTAAGTCACCGGCTTTGAGTAGCGACACAGGCTCGAGGTCATCCGCACTGAAATCATCTGTGTCACCAAACTCAAACTCTACACCATAGGGGAACAGATCGGCCATAGGGGAAATATATTTGATACGACCGATCTGTTCGTAGAACCTAGAATCGAACCACTCGTCATGCTTACCTTCTTCATAAACAACCTTTACCTTATCACCAACTTTAAATGTCTTCACTTCTTTTTCCTCCTCTACTAATGTTAAATGATCGCCAAATACGATATAGTGTGTTTCTTCAAAGTAATAATTGCCACCAAACACTGGGCCTTCCAGACCGTGCAGCACTGTAACGATTTCGCTACCCGTGTCTTGAATAATTCTATCATGAAATGCTGCTTGTTTAGAGATCTTGACTCGATCACCTTTTTTAAATACTTGACTTGTTTTTTCTAAACACATAATATGTTCTCCTACTCTAAATTATCTAAATTATCAACTTTGGATGGCTGTGGTTGGTTCCGTCTATAGAAATCAACTAGCTTCCCCCATTTAAAATGCAACTCTTTCAATGATGTGATACTAGGCGAGAATGGTTTGCCCCTCATTGCTTCAATAGCTATGATGGCACCAAGCACCTTTTCTTTTGTGTAGTCCTTAATCAAGAACTTTGCATATCTTCGCTGTTCATCTACTGGTCGAAGCTTTACATCCAGCACTTGCTCAAATGTTTGCATTACCTCGATGATGTCAGCATTGGGGATGTCTGCTATTTTTGTGACAGGTAGTACAATTTCAGCACCTGATCTTGCAACTTGAATATTAGCTTTACCAGCCAGGCTAACAGTTTTATCAGTCCTATCAAAAACCACTCTGTCACCCTTTTTGATGTCTTCGGACGCTGTGTATACTTCATCCATTTGCTACCGATCTACGCATTAACATATAGTACATTTCCATAGCATCCTTTCTTTTATACTCTCATCATAGCACACTCACACCCATAAGTCAATAAGACTATTGATGAAAGTTATCCACTACTATATGATACTAACATATGAATAGCATAGAACTCTCAGAGGGATCGGTAAAGACAATCTTAGGCGACAAAGCCACAGTAACGCACGTTCAAGATGAACACGGCGCTGTTATTACTATCCACCCAAACGGCGTTAGTATCGCATCGTTACTAGGTCGCAATGGTTCAACCATAGATGCACTACGCACACTGGCAAAGGTCGTTGGTATAGACGGCAAGCACAGAATTAAGATCCAAATACAGGAGCACGACAATGGCACTACGGAAGATCGACACACAGACAGAAGTTAGAATCGTTGCCCTTATTGCTAGGGGTGATCCTTATTCTAGTATCGTTGATACACTCGCACAAGAGGGCATTTCTCTTAGTATGTCAGCTATCACTGATATTAAGCAGCGTAACACCGCAGCTCTGGAGCAGATCAAGACCTCACTAGTGGTGCATGAGACATCTAAGGCAACTAAGATCTTAGACAAGGCTCGCAAACAACTAGAGGAAAAGCTAGACAACAAAGAACTAGCAGCCAAAGAGATTGCCGAAGTAAAACAGATGTATGATGACGGACTTATTGACTTTGCTGACTACGCTACTCAGAAGCGACACATTGAACAGATGAACAACATATCTATTAAAGACCTTACTACCGTATCTAAAGAGATGTTTAACCAGTCACAGATCGAAGCCGGCCGACCAACCTCTATCGCTACTAACCCAGAAGAGAACAAGAAAAATTTAATGGTTCTATTACAAGCTATCCACGACAAAGACGAAGTCGGTATGCTTAATAGTATATTCCCAGATGCTTAGCCTCACTCAGTTTAAGAAAAACATATTCCCTCTATTCAAGATCATGCTTAAAACCGGCATGGTCTTTGAGATTGTATACAAAGGCACCGTCTATGATGTCCACGTACAGCAAACTAAGAAGACTCCTCAAACCACAAGAGCAAAGAAAGCCCGGAAGGACATTGTGACCCTCCAGGCTTTAGATGTTGTGCCCTGTAATCTATGTGAATCAATACGCGTAGCTGGCATATGTATGAATAAAGAATGTCCTAGTAATCTATCTGTTTCTTAACCACTTATAAAAGTCAAACATACTTAGCGTGTCCCAGCTAACACCCTTATTGTCACTGAAAAATTCCCATAACAACGAGGCGATATCTCTGGCGGTCTGTTCGTTAATCTGATCCCCTGGATCATAGCTATCATATCCATAATCTTCTGCATAGCTCACGGTTTACCCCCTGATATAATTATAGTGTTGCCTCCGCGACCATTAGCCGGAACAAAACCAATCATATCATCAACGACTATAATTTCGTCTCCATTAAATGTTATTGCCTTCATTATAGTAATCCGCCTTTCACTCCTCTTGCTAGGTTTAAAATTATCGCCTCATTAATTCCCTTAACGTGATCGTAAGTTGTTTTCATAGCATCTAACACCTGTTTTGCCTGTTTCTTTGACAGTTCAGGATCTAGTTGCATGATGTACTGGTATGTGTAATTGATACGAAGGTAATCAGGTAGTACCCGTATATCATGTTGACGACCCTCGTATCTTACTTGTACGACCGACAACTACCTAGCTGCCTTATATACTTTGATGATCTGGTCACGGTTATCCATCTTCACAATACAGGCATTACTACCATCTTCATACTGGATAACGTGACAGCTAGCCTCTTTATATCCTGATAAGATGGGCTTATTCTCTAGCACTAGCCATAATGCTACAATAGATACGACGATAGCGATCAATGCTGCGCCTAGCTCTGGTGTGATTAGTTCTTTGTTACGCTTGGTCATTCTGTTGGTTCTCCCCGTCAACTATTACGCCCTCTGCTGCCATGTCCTCATCGAACAACTCTTGTGATTCTTGGTCCCTATTCATCTCTATACCTCCACTGAAGTTAATGCATTAATATCTTTAGTGATCGCTACATATGTACTACGGAACAGTTCTAGTAAGCGCTTAGCCTTGTCCTTGCGCCGTTCACTCATACGATCAAGCTCTGTCACTACCGGACTAGAGTGCATATCTCCACCGGCATAACCGACGTAGACACCGAACTGATCAGGGATGTCCTCAGTTGGATAGACTAGATCACTATTAACGTAGATCCATTCTTCACGATTCATAATACTATAGTGGATATCCTCAAGGTCTATTACGACACCTTCCTGCATCCATAAACTTGATACTAATTCTTGTAATCGAGATGTAGTAATCTCTGATACTTCGATGTTATCCATTAATATGTCATCAATAGCACGTGGCCATTGTCCAGTTCGATTAAGGTCGTGTTGTCCTCAAAATATGCAATAATATCTTCATCCGTCATATCGTCTGTTACTTCATATGCATAGTCTTTATAGGCTTCAGCTAATGAATCGTACTCTGACCAATCCATACGAATAGCAACGGCGTCGAACTCAAATGGTGTGCCCATATCCTCACTGTATTCCTCGTAGTAGTTATATAGTGCTTCGGTGCCATCATAGCTAAAGTTGCTATCGTTCTTCAATGCGTCCTGAAAGTTACTTTGTGTCATTGTTTGTACGATACTCATGATTATTTAGTTTCCCGTTCTTTGATTAGTTCTTTAAGTTCTTTAAGTGTGTCAGCTTCGATCTGTAGTATTCGGTATGTGTTGCCGTCATCCGTGAATGCTTCCCAGATATAGCCGCGTTCGTTGCCTGGATTATCCCAGGTCATCTTACCATGGTACTTGATCGCCCATCCCATATAGTATGAGTGTGGTTCAAAGTTTAATGATAGTGACATAATCTTTTTCCCCCTTATGCATTAGATGCGATTGATAATGCTGCCATAATGACCAATAATGCCGTAACCTCTAGGGTTGTCTTGCACCATTTAATCAGGGCTTTCTTATTGTACTGGCGCTTTGTTTCTTTATTGAAGTGATTTACGTACATGTTTGTGTTAGTCTTTCGTTAATTATATTCTTAGTAGAATAGAATTGTAGTTAGTGGTTTTACTTTACTGTTTCGGTCCGGGTTGTAGCTTTCGGTGTATACCTTTGCTACGCTTGATGTCTTGATCTGCTTAACTGTGATCTTTTTAACCATAATATCTTTGCCCCTATTCGTGTTACTTATTTAGATGTATAAGCTTGGTGACTGTTACTGCTCTATGTTGTGGTGCAGTGGTTGTCTTTGCTTATGTATTAATAATAGCACGGATCAGCTCATAATGCAATAGATTTTATAAAGATTATGCTAAGTTGGATAAGTACTCATCTTTTAAGCTAAAACGTGTTATTTTAATCTCCACCCCTATTGATCTACGGCAGAATGGAAATAACGACGCATTCTAAGGCCCTGTAAGGCAGTTTAAATACATGAGTTGATAGTAAGGTCATCTTTTATTTGAAATAAACAAAAAAGCCCCGAAGGGCTTTAATGCTATTTATGGTTGATCGTTGTTATCTACCTTCACTCTATTGTCTCTTAGTGCTTGTCGCACCGCCTCTTGTTTCTGTTCGTCTAGTTCATTCCATACAATGCTTAGTACTTTGTTGAGTGCTTCCGTTTTAACTGTAGCTTGTGATTGATTGATATAAGGTTGAGTCATGGTTTCATACTCCTCATTTATATTTACTTATCCATTCACGGCCGTACTCTTACACTAGCATATTGTCCTTGGTGGATCAATAATCTGAGCGATCAACGCATTGCTATTTCTTTTTAAGGTTTAGTCTTTCTAGCACGATGGCGATGATCAGTAGACCAATGCCAATCAATGCGAGACTGATACTTATTGAATCAAGTGATGTGAACATAACTTGCTCCTCTTATACTGTTAGTGTTTGTGCGATCAGCAGCCCCAGACTTACAGATCCAATGACGATGATAATAAATGCGATGTAGATAGTGATACGCGTCGTGACTTGTATGATACTCATAGTGAGCAGTCACTGTTCCAGGTTGCTTTGATACGTTGTAGTTCAGTTGTTAGCCAGATCATTATAGTGTTAATCCGCAAGCAGTTAAGAACTCTACGCTATTATCTAATTCACTCAACTCTGTACCGTATATTGCCTGTGCTATGCGATTGGCAGTGACTTCAAGTGCATATGTAACATGCTTCGCTTCGGTCTTTGATACACCCAGAGTTTGATAGTGAAATGAATCCTTGATCGCTTGTGCTATTCTTTGCTGTTCTTCTGTCATATTATCCCCTTTGTTTAATGTCCTACCCTTATACTATCACACTCACGCTAACATTGCAATAACAATTCTCGCATTGTATTATATAATCGCCGAAGAAAAGGGAGATCCTTTCAGACAACAGGGGTATGAGTGTCATTATTACGTAGAGTAGTATAGAACTATTACTATTATTATATAAGCATATATAGATGTAGTTATAATGGTCCTTTATTATAGGTGATATTATAGGCTTTGATATTGATATACGTGTCGTATCGTTGACTTACGTATGGTTTTGTTGGTAATAGCATTAATACAACCAAGCACCCAATCCCCTCGTAACCCTTCAATATACCCCAAAATATGCATATTCAGCCAATACCGCTGAATATCGACCTTACCTAAGGCCATATAAGGCCCATGCAGATCAATAGATGACTATACTATCAGCCTTCACGTGAATAGCTAACGTCGCACAATGTAGCCCAACAGGGGTAGCTATACGTATACCCTTATATATGATTGTATATTCATTTACATTCTTTATTTACTTTTGTTTAATTTATTGTATTGAATAGTTATTTATGGTTGGTTATTACACGATCATCCATCAGACCCCTATAGCACCCGGATGGTGAAGATTATATGTACCGGGGGTGGGGTATTAGTCTAAGCCATCATACGTCCATAAAAAATATTCCACAAGAACATGCAAAGAATCCTTGCTAGTTCTCCATAAAAATATATTTCCCTCTGGTACCCAAAAAAAATACAGAGGTCCCACAAATATTATAAAAGAAAAGGGTTGACATTTAAAACGCGGTGTGCTATGATGAATATAACTCTTGGACCGTCCCTATGTATGGCTTCCAGGTAAGAGTATAAACTGTCCTGGTAAATGCATTCAGCGTTTTAGGCTATCGTAAAGCTCGTATTGCACTAATCTGTTCTACTCCGTGAACCCCTGTACTTTAATAAACATACCATCATAAGATAATCGATTCTTTAGCTCCGCTATTAGCATCGCTCGCCCTTTGATTAGGTATTACTTGATTGATTAACGGTCCCGCTGTTACACGTAAGAAAATCGGGACTACTTTGAGTACCAAAAAATAAGTGAGAATACTATTGACAAATGAAATAGCCTGTGCTAAGATGTAAGTATAGAGACGGTCCTAAAACTCTCTTGAACTTATACACTCGGGTGGTCAAGTTCACAATAAGAATATACAGAACCCTCGTAGCGAACGCCTTGGGTTCTTTTCTTTTCCTAGACCATTGAATATGTATATACCTTTTGCTATGATATCAGAAGAATTAAAAGAAAGGTACGAAATGATTAAGAAGCTTAAATTACTCTGGTTGATCCGACATCTATCAAAGTCTATGGCATTCAGCCCTAGCGCTGCAGGTGCTAATGTACTCGACATCCTGTACATGGAGATCGAGGAAACACTCGGTGTAGAAACTAACGACGAACCAGAAGACGAAGAAGAGGAGATGGGATTCCATGGTTAAGAAATCAGCCCCAAAGAACAAGAAACTTATTTATATCCACAAGGATGTATTGCCATTACTATCACAAGAGAAGAATGCTTCTAAGCTAGTTAATGAACTACTGAAGGCTCACTATACTAATGTACCTGCCGGTATTGATTTGCCAGCTTCTCATTTAAACGATGAGCCATCAGTTTTCTTTGAAGACTTCGTAGTTCCGGCAGGCTCTCTCGGAATCTCTGATCCTATTAAGGGTACTGGACTTACTGAGTATGCACCGGGTGGAGTAATACAATCTAACTCGATAGCTACGGTAATTGACGAAGCAGCACTCGATCTTGCTATAGAGAAGGCGACGGCAACTCAGGCACCGCCTACTGTCACTAAATCTGAAACTTCTGAAGGGCTGATTGACGGCAGAATCGAAACTACCGAACAGCAACTCGTCGATGGACGTATTGCAGGTGGTGATCAAACTGACGGAGCCGTCTGGAACTAGTATGGATATTGAACTAATGCCAATTTACCCAGAAGAAGAATAGATGGACATTGAAGCTGCAGCAGTACAAGCAAAAGAAGCTGCACTTGACGAGATCGCAGAACGGGCCAAGACTGACCTGTTCTATCTTGTTAAGTACATCCTTGCACCTAACCCTGATCTAATTACAGAAGGAACCCACCGGGATCTTACTGAGATCACAAAGCCTTTGCTACCTGGCTTCACTCCCGGTACGCCTGTTAACTTCACCCCAAAGACTCGCTACAATAACGGCAAGAAGGATGAAGTACTATCTGATCAGTTCGATGAGATGCGAAAGCAAGTGCTAATTCTTATGCCTCGTGGTACATTTAAGAGTTCAATCATTACGATTGGATTCACTTTGCAGTATTTATTAAACGATCCTAATGCTCGTATTCTTATTGACTCCGAGACTTATGGAAAAGCTAAGAACTTCCTCGCGGAGATTAAAGGACACCTAGATTCTAATGTCAAATTCAGAGCAATTTTCAAACATATCTATGGAGTTTTCCCTGATGACACAAGAAAAGATCCTTCAGTCAGGTGGACCGATGCGCAAGTTGATCTTGCTAGCAGGACTATTAAGCGAAAAGAACCAAGTATTATGTGTTCAGGTGTTGACCGATCGATTAACGGGATGCACTTCGATCTCATTATCGAAGACGACCTTCACTCAGAGAAGAATGTTACAAACAAAGACCAAATTGAACAGGTAATCGCTCACCGTCGCCTGGCGCTTTCACTACTCGACCCAGGCATGCCGCGTATTACTATTGGAACTCGTTGGGACTTCATGGATGCCTACTCAGATATTCTTAAGAACAAAAGACAATCATATAATATTCTAGTTAGAAAAGCAATCGAAGATAACGATGAGTTATTATTCCCTGAGCGTCTTACTAAAGAGTTCCTAGATCAGCAACGTCGTGAGCAGGGAAGCTACATCTTTAGCTGTCAGTATATGAATAACCCTGTTGATGACGAGACTGCCACCTTCAAGCACACCTACTTCAAGTACATTGACTGGGAAGAGATTGAGAGCAAGCCTATTAACTGGTTCCTGGCGATTGACCCCTCAAATGAAGGGCCTTACTCTGACTATGCGGCATTTGTTCTAGCTGGCATCGACTCGGAGCATAATTTATATGTCCGAGAGGTCTACCATAACAAGATGAAGTATTCTGATATTATTACTCTGATGTTCGACTGGTACCAGCGTTACACTCCGAGAGGTATGGCACTAGAGACAGTTGCAACTCAGAAGAATATAGAGTATATGTTAATAGATGAACAAAAGCGTAGAGGCGTATGGCTACCGATGAAAATCATCAAGAGCCGATCCACTGCGAAAGAAGATCGTATCCGTTCACTGGCACCTTATTACGAGTACGGAAGAGTATTCCACGTTAAGGATCGTAACCAAATGGAAGATCTTGAATACGAACTGACTCACTTCCCTAAGGGTGAGAACGATGACCTGATCGATGCACTGGCTACAATCCTAGAGATTGCAACACCACCAAGCGGACGAAACACAAACAGACACAAAAAAGACAAAGACGACACCAATAGAATATCCGATAAACCAAGAAGCTTAGTTACAGGAATATAATGATAAACAACCCACAAAACAACGGCGACTTTTATAAGCCTAAGAACAAAGCTGAACGTGAGGCTCGTCGAAGGGTCTTTGAACGCTTTGAAGCCATGCGCGATGACCAGATTCGTAAAGAAGCTGAAGAGCAATGGGAACGTGCTGATAAACAATTTATGCAGTGGCAACCAGAACGCGAATATGGCGACTGGCGATCTCACATTACTTTACCGGACGCTTTTGGTGCAGTTCAGTCTCACATGCAGGAAACTATCGACCGTCGTGGTCGCCCTTACCTTGAACAGGTAGATGCCTCTGACTACATCCGTGAGTCATTCTCTAACCATATCTTTAACTTCTCTATGGACCGTACAGGATTTGATCTTGAACAGTTCAAGGCTAAACAAGCTGCCGCTATTCGTGGTACTGCTTGGGTTGCAGAACGCTACCGCCTAGAGAAGCGTGAAGTACGTGATCTCGATTCTATCGATGATGATGGCAAGATGAAGTACACGAAGCGTGAAATTATTGATGCTGATGATACCTATACTGAGTATGTCGAGAACGATATGCTTTACTGGGACCCAGCAGCTACACACGAGTCTCGTGCCCGTGACGCCGTAGAGCGTGAAGTTATCGATTGGGATGAGTTCCAACGTGTCTACAAGATGCGTCCAGACTTTATGAACATCGATAAGGTTCCAAAAGCTGGCAACATTACCGAGAAGGTTCTGTTCTTTAAGAAGGCCGAAGATATGTCAGACAACGACGTTGAGGTTCTTCACTACTACAACCGTGCGACTGACAGCTACGATGTTCTTGCGAATAATGTACTTATTCGTATGGCACCAATTCCTTACAAGCACAAGGAAATTCCTTTCGCTGTATACCGACACTATATGCTTCTTGGCCGTATGTACGGTATGGGTATCCCAGAAGTCATCTACTCACTCTCAGAAGAGCGTGTATCACTTCGTCGTCTACAGCTAGATAAGCAACACCTACAAGTTGACAAGATGTTCCTCGTTAACGACCTCGTTGATATCGATGAAGAAGAAGCTAGAGTTCGTCCTCACGGATTCATGTATGTTAATACTAACGGTGTTCCTATTAACCAGGTAATTCAATCTGTTGAATACGGCGATACTCCAATGAGCTACTACCGATCAGAAGAGCAACTGCTCGATGATATGAGGCGTGCTCACGGTATTAGTGATGAGCTACAGCAAGTAAGTGGCGGCACAGCCACACAGGCTGCGATCGCTAAGGAACAGGCCCAAAAGCGTATTAACATGATCAACATCCTTGCTGACATGGATACACTTATCCGTATCGGACGAATGAAGTGGAGTAATATCCAGTTCTTCTATCCTGCAGCTCGTATCGAAAAGATTACGACCGACAAGGGAACTAAGACTAAGAAATCATACCGCAAGATCCGTATTAAGGGTGCTGAGTATGAAATCGAACAGGTTGAAGGTGGTTCAAAGCTAGTATCGAATAAGATCGATGGTAACAGCGGATTTACACTCGACCGTAAGATGGCTAAGTTCATGGAAGGTGACTACGAAGTTACTATGAATGCAGACGCATCTCCAGTACTAAGTCGTCCACTACAACAAGCTAAGATCACAGAAATGCTCGGTGCATTATCGGGTAACGCTATCATGGCCGCACAAGTTGATCCACAAAAGGCAGCAGCTCGCTACCTACGTGTATTCGGTGAAGACCCTAACGACTGGTTGGTTGGTAATGGTTGGACTGATGATCAATGGAAGCAACTTGCTCGTGATGAAAATCAAGTTATGTCAAGCGGTATTCCACTTCTTCCAACTGATGGTGCAACACAAGCCCACACAGAAGAGCACTTGAACTTCATGGATACTACAGGCTATATGGATCTTCCACAAGCTATCCAGGATATCATTGCTAAACACACATTCGGTGAAGCCGAAAAACAAGGCGCAATTCCAGGTGGAGCTGCCGAAGGAGCCACCCCTAACGGAGAGATCCCTGCTACTCAAGTAGCCGATCTGGAACCTGCCACCCCTAATGGAGCAGAGGCTCAGGACGTTAACCGCGACCAAATGGGCCTCTAGCTTCCGCTAGACCGTTGAAAATAATAGATAATATAAGATAGGATATACATAGTATGGAACAAGCATCAAAGGGTACGTCAACCGTATACCGACAACTTACAAGCAAAGAAAAAGAAACACTCGCGATGTTAGACGGAACTCCAGTAATGGAAGTTCTTATCAAAGCGATTCAACTCTATCAACAAGATAAAGCTAAAATATCGATGGCACTAGCCATGGACTTCAATAGCATTCTGGTAAATAGAGGCGAAATTCAAGGCTCACGATGGATTGTTGATCTTGTTGACTATACAGTTACCAAGAAAGAAACAGCTATCAAGGCCACAGCAGCCATTGCTGAATTAGAGAAGAGTAAATAAACCACTAACTACTTAATTGCCGTTGAGTAGCTATAATTTATTTAACACGAGGGAAACTGGACCGCAAATCCAGACCAGATAGGACAAATACATATGGCAGATCCAGTAAACACCGAAGCCGAAGAAGTAATCGACGATGTCGAAGAGCAAGTAGAAACTCCTAACGGAGAAGACGAAGACCAAGACGACGAAGAGAACATTGAGGAAGCGGAAGCTGATGATCAGGAACAAGAAGAATCTGAAGAAGAGGAATCTGAATCTGAAGAAGATGAAGATAAACCAGAACCTGAAGAGGAATCGAAGTTTACAAAAAGGTTTACGCAGATCAAAGGTGATACACCTGAAGAATACGCAGTAAATCTGGAAGAAGCATATCGCAACTCTTCGACTGAAGGACAGCGCAATGCGAAGGAACTCAAGGACGCAAAAGCAGAACTAGATAAGATTGGTGCAGTAATTGCAAACAATCCTGAACTAGCAAAGCAATTGAATGACGCACTTGACGGAACTCCAGCGCCGAAACAGAAGGAAGATCCAGCAATTGTTTATGCTCGTGAAGAGATGAAGAAGAAACTGGACGGTGAATACAATGCATTCACAGAAGTTCACCCAGAAATGGTTACAGACGAAGCACTACGAGAAGAGGTCCTTACGGAACTTGGTATCCTAGCAGACGTTTATGCCGCCAAGGGTAAAACACTGGGAATGGAAGAAGGCCTTAAAAAAGCTTGGATTTCACTTGGTCACGATGCAGCCGACGCCGCTGAAGAAAAGATCACAAAAGCAAAAGGCATCGCTGCCACTCCTGCAACTCCAGGTAAAGCTAAGAAGGCTAGAACTTCTAACGGCCTAACCGACGATCAGATCGCATTAGCGAAACGATACGGACTTACACCAGAGCAGCTTGCCGCAAACAAGTAAATAAGAAAGAAATAAAAACTATGCCAGAACTAATTGGCCAAGCAACAACCGGTTTTGCAGGAGTTACTAAAGAGTATCCTGTAGCCAATGGTGTTACTGTCTCAGACGGCGATTTCGTTTACCTTACTGCTGGACGCGTTACTAACGCATCTATCGATGGTAAGACCCTACTCGGAATTGTTCACGGAAGTAACAGCCAAGATCCTTCAAATGTCACAGCAAGTCTATCGACTACTGGTGACGCTGCAGGTGTCGCAAAGGTCCTCGTACACGTAGACCCTAACTCTAAGTTCCTCGTCACTAGCGACCAAGTTGGTACAACTCTCGCTGCATCAGACGTCGGACAAAACTTCGATGTAACAGGTGCCACTGGTGCCCAGGTCCTAGACACAAGTACACGAAGCGCAACTACTGGAACACTTGAAGTAATCCAATTCGGATTCAAGGGTGATCTAACTAAAGCAGTTGTTATCATC